GTCTAGCCTGATACGCAGCCTCATGCTCTGCCTTTGTGGTAGTAACGCCGTCTTCCGTAGTGTCGGAAAACATATCCCGCTCTATCCACGCCTGTACCCAGTTGCTATTCGCGTCCTGTTCTGCGCCGTCACGAACCACTACCTTATAGTCACCAGTAGTGTCTGGCTTGGGTGTTTCTAATACTGGGTCAATGCCCAAAGTGTCATAGACGTTGCTATTCCACACTTTTGGCAAAGAAACATTTGGATTGAGTTTGCGGATTTCACCTTGTGATTTCAGTTCACCGCTTGAACGTACTCTAAATTCCATATTGCACCTATGCTATTGCTAAAAAGATATAATTCCCGCCACTGGCGTTAAGACCAGCAGGAGCAGATGATGTTACTGTAAAACCTGCGTTGAGCGGGTCAATGTAGTCAGTGTTCGTGACTTCGGCGGCTGTGGTGTTCAAGAGCAAGTATGGGTCGTTACCTGCCACGATTCCTCTCTCGCTGTCGTAAACATACCAATCGCCAGTAGAGTCTGTACGCTTAATGAGAATAAACCTAGTACCTGCCGAGAAGCCGCAGTCTACGTCTACGTTACTGCCTGTGCCTGTGTAGCTGCCTACTTTGCTTACTCCTGCTAGTGTGGCGAATAGGTAGGCTATGTAGGTGTTGCTACTTGTGTCCCAAACTGGGTCAAATGTTGTGGATGTAGCGGCAATATTCAAATTATTAAAAGCCGTTATTTGTCTTAAAAACCCATAGCCCGGACTAGCGGAGTTGGGTAACCAAACATACCAATCTTGCGTGGAATTTCGCCCTTTATTTATTATTAGTTCTGGAACAACACCAAGATTGTGGTTTTTCCCACCAAATGTTCCATCACCCGTATAAGCCACCACATCAAAGAAGCCTGTGGCGCGTTTGAAAAAATAATCTATAAAATCGTATGAAGTTCCTCCTGTCCAATCTACAACAGATGTAACTCCATTCATTTTGTCAAATTTAATTCTATCTTGAGTTGCTTCTGCCGCTGTAGATGTTGGGTCTAATTTTACTTGGCCTCTTAACCTGTTATAAAAATCAAAACCATCTGTAAGCCCAGTAAACCTTGTCCAAAACATATCAACATACGATAGATTGCTTGATATTTCTGCATTAGCTTGTCTAGTAGTATTTGGGTTAGATAAATCAAAAACCTCAGTACCCGCTTCGGGAGTCTTCATTGGTCTGCGGATGGCTATGTAGATGTAGTCTGAGCTGCTACTAACATTTGCTTCAAAACCTGTTGCTGTAGCAAAAACTTTATTAGCTTCAGGGCTGCCTTCTGCGTCACTGACATTGGCTTTTAAGTCAACCGAAGCCCCGACCCCAAACCCTCTCATGTCGTCCCTAATTTCCCAGTTACCTGAGCCAGACGAACGCTTAATCATCAACCAATTCGGCTCAAAACCTAAGTCGCTAACTACCGCATTGCCGCTAGCATTTGTTGTAAAACTCCCACACTTAATAATAGATTCATCACTATTATCACCGAATGATTGGTCATCGTGGGCGAATAGGTAGGCTATGTAGTTGTTTCCGCTTGTGTTTTCACTTCCAACTGTAAAATGAGTTGCTGTTGGTTCTTGCACCCAAGTTGCAGCATTAGTTGATGCAAAATTGGTCAAATCTAAATAAATTCTTTTTGTGTAACCTAAAGATTGATGATAGCCCGTCCAATTTCCTGTAGTTAATCTTTTGGTCAGCATAAATCCGGGCTTGCTGCCTAAGTTATGAGCAATATCTCTACTGCTAGTCCCATCACCCGTATAAGTCACAACATCAAAAAAGCCTGCTTGTTTGCGGAATGACCAAGAAACAAAGTCTGAACCAGATTCGTTTGTTCTATTTCCAGAGCTTGCTTGAAGAGAAAAACCATCAGAATTAAAAGCACCAAGAGAATCATTGTCTGCTGTTCTGTCTTGCTCTGCGGCTGAATCATCTGGAAATAATAATTTTTCTGCGCCACGTTCTGTGTCAAATAGAGCATGATTAGAAACATTAGTTCTGTTTTTTATCCATACAGCCCCACCTTCTCCAGACAAGTCAATATTGTTTGTTATATCTAAAGCAGAACCAGTACCCGTATACAAGTAAGTAGAGAACACATCCTCTACATAGACGGATTCTCCACCTGCTGCACCTGCGGCTGCTTGTATTAGCTTCTTACTCATGCGAGAGCCTGTCCTGCTGTGAAGCCGTACCAAGTAGTACCGCCGTCATGCGTTATGAAGACAAAGTAATCAACTGCGCTGGCCGTAGCTGTGAGCGTTGGTGCTGTGGCTGCTGGCCAATCAACAGATGCTGGCCACGTTACTGTGTAGCCTGAAGCACTAGCGTCCTGTACTAGCTTTAAAGTAAATGAAGAAGACTTACCACTAGACGCTGGGTTACTAAAAGTAAACGTAGTGTTCTCAGTCAGTGTATGAGAGAAGTTTGTACCGTCTTGAAGATTGACAGTCGTAGCGTTAGAGCTTGAAGTGACCGCTGTGTACTCTTCAGATATGCCGTTATCAAAAGTCACTACACCGTTAGCGTCTGCTGTGACAGCTTTGGAGGCTTCTGTAGTTCCTAGAGTTGTAACGTCTACATAGTTAAGTTCAGTGGTTGTAGCAGTCACACCGTCAAGCAGGTTGAGTTCAGCTGCCGTAGCAGAAATTGCCGTACCACCAATCTTCCAGGAGCCTGCGGTCAGGTTTGGTTCGATAGCAGTAGTTCCATCAAGCAAATCGTCGATGGCGTCCAGGTTGGTGTTTAACTTGGTGCCCCAGGTATCGTCAGATGCTCCGACTTCTGGCTTGGTTAAACTAAAAGTAGTGGTAGTTGTATCAGCCATTTTTAATCACCTCGGTAGCTGGCTTCGGTCCAAGTGTCTGATGGGCCGGTAACTGGTATCCATTTGTATCTGCAGTCAGAGTCTGTAATTGAGCTGAGAACCTGGTCAGATGCAGCAAATGGTCTAATTCTAACATAACTAATTCCAACACTAGCCGAACAGGTATCTGAAGCAGCTCCGACTATCGACATAAAGCCCTGGGCAGACGCTGTAACGGCGCAGGACGCAGTAGCAGTTGGCTGTTGTATCCTCTGCGCCGATACTGTAGTCGATGCAGATGCTGCCGGGCTCGCTGCCGCGGTCCTGACTCTTTCTCCGTCAGACTGAGTGATACTAGAAGTAACGCTAATCGCAACCGCATCTTCCCAGATCTCTGGGTAGCCATACTGGTCAATGCCATATGGACCGCTGCCATACCCTATACGACGCCTTGAGAGGCTCGCTGTGGCCGATGTTGTTACAGTAGCTGTAACAGACGCCTCTTTGATATAGGCGCCGTTAACAGTGACAGACGCAGCACAGGAGGCAGTGGCAGATCCTTCCCACACCTCCGGGTATCCATATAAGTGGACACCGTATGCTCCAGTGCCAAAGCCTGTCCTGAGAGCCATTTACTAGTCCAGAGTAATATCTAGATCGCCAGCAGGAATGCGGAAAACGTCTCCGGTATCAATAACCTTGCTAGAAGTCAGGGCAGCATGCACCAGGATATTGCCTGCGCTTGATGCGTCATAAATGCCAATATGCGTCACGGTGCCCCATGATCCAGTTGCTGCGGCAAACTCTACCGCTCCGCTGTTGGTAGCTGTGTCACCAGATACGGTGAATGTGGCTGCCACACGGGCGTAGGCGCTACCTGAGAGCTCTGTGCCGGCAGATCCAGTGTCTGTAGGGTCAGAGGTAAACAGGGCAACATACCATGCTGTAGGGCGTGTCACTGATGTAGTGGTCAATGCCCATTCAAGCACATCAGTCTCAAAAGCGTTTGTAAAACTCATCAGTAACTCCTGATCTTCATTCGTAGTCCAGAGCCGCCATGCCTAGCTTTGTTGCTCTGATTGTTTATCGATTGCACAGCTCCAGAGTATAACACACTCCAGGTAGGCACCCTGGCGTCATCATTGAGATATGCAGCAGCTTGCAGAAGGGCTCCATACAGGTATGCGTCCGGGCTGTGATCCAGCAACCAGTTGGTAGTGTTGGAGTCAGACAGGGCCGGCAGAGTGGTGTAATACAAGAGCTCCGAGCTGTAGGTTGTGTCTGGTGTCGGGTACACCTCCAAGGCGTCTCCCGTCATGCAGTAATACTTCGGTTTACCCATAGCGTCCCTGGACTCCATGCGAAACTGCAGCATGTCCTCCATGCTGATCAGCTCAAGCCTGGTTGAGCTCCCGTCATCCAAGTGCCAGCGTATGGGCTCGTAGAAGTCAGCAGGCAGCTGAGAGTATCGAGTGTCTATCTGACCCTCTGATCTCTGCATCTGTTTCCAGTGCCTGACATCGCGCTCCATCTGAGCCTCTGCCAGTGTAATAAAGTCAGGTATAGCGGAAGTCAGATCATCCCGGTTCAGCCAATCTGCCACGGATGCCTTGAGTTCGCTGTAGTTAGTTATAGCCATGGTTAGAATCCTAATAGTCCTGCCGCTGCGCCCGTTCGATCCATCATGCTTACATTATCGCCATACGCGACCTTTCTCATCCAATCTGCAGGAGCAGTTGGTAATAAGTATCCTAACAAACCAGACCTATTAGGATCCTGAGCAAATTCATTGTAAGCTGACATGGCGTTTGCAGCACTAGCCGCCATTCCTGATCTCGGCGCCCTGATTGATCCTGGCGCATTTCTTGAAATGTTGTCATACATTGCGGCAGCCTGAGCCTCTGGTCCAGACGCCAATCCCAACAACCCGACGCTAGACAACGCAGCAGGCAAGGTTCCTTTTTCTAGATAAGTGTTAACAGTGTCAATCCACTTCTGATCAGCTATCTGAGTTATTCCCTCAACCTTCCTTCTGGTCTTATCATCAAAATTTCCCGCCCTCCCTCTCGTGTTTATTGCATTAATTATTTCGTTTCTCTTCAACGGTGCGCCATGTTTGTTTACGTCTCGGCTAATAGTTTCATACGCATCGGGAAACATAACCTCAAAAGGCACACCACGCGGAGTTCCACCAACATAATCACCAAAAACTATATGCGAATATGATCCATGCAAATCTGATGGCTCTATATCTCTAGAAGTGTCCAGCCTGTGCATAGACAAACCGGCATCTCCTAAATTGCTGCCGGCCAGCTCTGGAGCATTGATCGAACGCATCGTCTCTTTTGTTGACGGGAATCCTCTTGATTCAAAAGGAGCGCCTTCAGCAATTTTTACAAATGCGGTACGCATTTTACCAATAGCCTTACCCGCAAACTCTCCAGTTCCTGTTAACTGATCTAAAGCCCTAGGGTCATCTAACCCGACCCACTGCGGATATATTGCTCTTAATTTTCTATCAAAATCGTTCTTAACAGACTTTGGTATAAGGTCATTGTTCTGTATTTGAATTAATATTGACTCTGTGGGAGGAACGCTAAAATTAGTCGCTTCAGCTCCCATAGCATTGTAAATATTAATAACGTCCCTGCCGGGATTGACTTCTTGCAAATTTCTTCCTTTTTGCAAAACGCCTTGTGCTTGCCCTTTGTTTGAAGCCCATCCAACACGCTGATTAGCGTAGCGTTTCGGGAAATTATACCCACCCTGTACATCTACATTTACAGGATGACCGCCAACCATTGATAACAAACCTATATCAGACTGATCTCCTTGCACTGCATTCAAGATGCTTCCCTGCAAGCTGTCCAGGTCCGCAATAACTTGAGGGCCAAGGTCTGCTTTCTCAAAGCTTGTTTGAAACTGGTTTTCCGCTCCTGTTAGCTCCCTATTTCTAAAACCAGAATTCTTCAGGTTGTTTTTGTATCTTGTCGTTGCTCTGGATATTTGAGTTGGGTTTGTTGTTAGGCTTGAGTCCAAATAACCCAAATCTACCAATCTATTAGTTATAGAGGATCCGGCCGACTCCAGCGCATCTTTGATAACATCAAAAGCAGCTTTGCGTGGCATTATTGCTCCTCCTGCTGCGTAGCCATCATGCCGGCGCCCAGTATTCCTGGCGCAGCAATTGATCTGTAAGTGGTTTCGCCTGACGCAGTTGTCACGGCATGCGCGGGATCCCTGAGCTGTCTGTAGACCGGCTTGGTTGCCAGAACCTTCGGGCCTATCTGAATGATTCTCTGGGCACTAGCCAGAGGCTGCCTTGAAGCCTTGTCGTAGAAGTAGGATGCTCGGTCAGGGTTGAACCCTACCTCAACCCAATCACCTGACTGATCAGCCTCTAGGGCCATGTCGTATGCTTGCTCTGGCGATACATCGACCCAGTTACCTTCCATCCTGGCCAGCGGGCCTTTCTGCTTGTCTTGCCTGCCTACTCGCATGAAAAACTCCGGGCTGGAAGTGAAATCAACGTTATCGAGAACCGCGCTCTTGCCGTAGCCAACAGCCTTGCCGCCGCTTCCAGGGCCGTGTAACGCAACTACCCATTTATCAAAATTCTTGTAGGCATTGATATCTAGCCTGCTTGCCACTCTGTCGCCGGCCTTCACGACATCATCAAATAGACCTATGATGCCCTTTTTTGTAAATCCAGCTGGGATCGACGCAACGATATTCTCCCAGCTTTCTAGCTGCGGAACGCCCTGTATCGGCCTAATCGGGCTAAGTTCTGACATGCTTGACTGAAACTGCTCTGGCGTTATCTGTCCCTGGTACAAAGCCTCATTGAGCTCTGCTGACTGCCTCTGGATATCCTCTGACGGAAACCTATCAAGACCTCTTGAGAATGCCTCAGAGTTCCTAATCTCCTGCTGTCTCTCCGCGCTCATCAGTGCCGGGTTGTTAAAGTCTAGCCTGCTGATGCTGTTGTCTGGATAGAGAAGCTTCCTGCCTGCCGGCTTCAGGGCTTTATTCGCTGCAGCGACTCCGGGTATCGCGCCCATCATGCCCATGCCTCCGGTTAGCAGTCCAGGGACATATTGACCCTCGCCAATCATCTGCCTGGCATCAGAGAAGTCCGCGGGCGTAGCAAAGCCCGGAATGAAGTCTAGAACGCCTGTGAGCATACCTGCTCGGCGCCGTACCGTAGGATCTGACCCGCCTCCTAATGCGCTGAGAATACCTGAGTAGGCTCTCTCTCGCAGAGTCGGTGTCGCTGGAATCATTTCCTGTGGCATTTCACATGTCCTACTACAATCTGGTTGATAGTGGTGATCTTACCGCCGCGTCTCAGATACTCATCAGTATCCGCCTGAATCTTGAGGCGCAGCTTTTCCTTGTCAGTCAGGTGCCTGCATTCCGGGTCAGAGAACCGGATCCAGCAGTCACCGCAGAGAGTCACTGACCAGACCTCTCTGCCTGGCGCTGCATTGCGTACCTGTACGCTGCAGCCATCAAATCCCTGTCGCTGAGCCGGTTGCCTGCTGCCCGGTCCAGTATGCCAGCCTCCACGCCAGCCATGTTATCGATGTAGTCCGCAACCTCTGCAGCCTTGTCCTGCCTGCCCGGGTTCATGTAGTCCGCTAGTTGGTATGCCTTGGCCATGTTTCGTGCGTCCTGCGGCTCCACATGCGGCCTGACAGCCCAATCATAGGCTCCTGCGTAGCTGATCGCAGTGTCTAGCGGTCCGAAATTGATTCGCTTGGTGCCAAGGTCCGGGTAAGTCTCTTCAAGCTTGCGTCTAATCTGGTTCGGATAGGCGCCATGCTCAGCGTATTCAGGGAAGTTCTTTTGTGCGTACTTGAAACCAAGACCAGCTCCTCTAAGTAGGGAGCCCATCTTGCTCAGCAGGCCCATTTGGGCAAATGTATCTTGATCAGCCATCTGTGGAGTATATCACGATTTAGACCACTCCCTTGATGCCTCTGCGTATTGGTGCGCCCCAAGAGTTGGCCGGCTTGTAACCTATCGCCAGGTAGCGAAATGCGTCTGCCGCGTGAGAGCTCCAATCGTGCAGCGGCCTGCCTCGCCAGTGCTTACCAGCCTCATCCCAATCGCGCCGATACTGGCGCAGCGCATCAATGCCACGCTCACATTTGTCTGCATCGAACCAGCACCGCGGGATCATAGACCTGACCTGCTGGATACCATCCTCAACGCCTAGCATTGGAGCAACATCGACACTGGTAAGACCAAGTGATTGCAGCACCTCTAGCCTGGACTTGCCGGTCCCGAGCTCTTTGACCCGGACATCATGCGGCAGGATGTGTTGGTCATAAGTGTAGCCCTTGCCCTGCAGCACCTGGACATAGTGGTCTAGCGCGAGCCCTGAGTTCTCATAGAAGTCAATGACGCGGACCTCCTTGCCTATAAACTGCGCGAACCAAATCGCAGTAGTATCGGCCATGCCCAAGTCCCAAGCTGTCACCACTGCCGCGCTCTTGTCATACGGGACCGCAGTTATGCGCTCCGCTGACTTAGCCTCCAGCATCTCCATGGCGTAGAAGGCGCCCTCAACGTGGATAACAAAGTCGCCCTCCCAGACATGCGGGTAGATATGCGGCCGCTTCTCTAGGTCTTCTAGCCTGGCCTGCTCTAGCACATCAGGGAACCATGGGTTGTCCTGCCAGTTGATCTCAACGATCTTGCTGTCTTCGGGCGGGTTCTCCCTGAACCGCTTGTGCGTAGCTGACTCCTTACTCTCCGGGTTCCATGTTACCCAGATCTCAGAGTCGTGCTCTCGTACCGTCGGGATAAGCTTCTGCCAGGCTGTCTCGCTGACGCTCTCTGACTCGTCAACCCAGCACAACAGGATCCGGCTCTTTGACTTCAGGCTGTCTACGTTCCTGCGGAGCCCTGAGAAGGCATAGGAGATGCGGCCATCCTTGCTGCGTATGTATCGCTCGCCGACCTCGTAGTAATCCGCCAGCCAATCCACAGAGCTGATAGCGGCCTTGATCTCTTCAAGAGAGGACTCATCCAGGGAGTTCAGGTGCTCACGGGCACAGAGTATGATCCCTTCACGGCCTGACATGCCTTCCTGGTAGCCGCGGATAGCGGTCATCAGGGCGAACGTTCTAGTCTTGCCAGATCCTCTGCCGCCGTAGGCACCGCGGAATCTAGCCTTGCCGCTGAATACAGGGACCAGCGGGTCCGGGATATCAATCGTGCTTATCGATGCGCTCATCGGCTCTCACGCCATTCAGGACTATCTGTGTCGGCTGCATAGTGCCGTCAGAGCTCTTCAGATCCTGCTCAACGCGATCTGAGAAACCATGCTTGGTAAGTAGCAGTTTGGTGATAGAAGCGTTGAAATCGCCTGTGAGGCCGCCTCTGAACAGGTTCTTGGCCTGCAGCGCCATCAAATCCCTGGTGATCTCGGAAAATTCTTCATTCTTGTTGCGCCAATCGTGGACCGTATCCTGGTTGACCTGCAGATAAAGAGCCAATCCCTGCATGGTTGGGATCAGCTCGTCGATCAGATAATCCTTCTGCACATAGACCTTAGCCTTGTCCATCAGCTCATCTGTAAGCTTGGTAGGTCTGCCAACCGGGTTAGTCTTCGCCATCTTCATCTCTTCCGAACATAGATATACCATGAGCCGACTCAACCAGCCTTGCGATCTGCAAAGCCTCATCGAACCAGCTCATGTCTCCGATAGGGAAGCCATGGTCAACTAGCAAGGATGCGATCTCGTCCCTGGTTAGCGGCACCTGACTCACCTTGTGTCCTAGCTGCGCTTCTTCTTTTTCTTTTTCTTTGCAGCAACCTTACGGGCAGCAGCTCTGCCTGCAGGCGTGTACGGGTATTCTTTATTTCCTACTCTTGGCACTGGTCTTCTTCCTCTTCTTTGCAGTCTTCGCAGCTTTTTTGAATGCAGCTGCAGTTGGAGCGCCCTTCTCGCCCGGTTTACGCATCTTCTCAGGAGTCTTACCCTCCTTCTTCTGCTTCTTGATGCGCTTACGCTTAGCCTGGATGTTAGCGTACAAACCTTTCTTTGGCATTACTTAGACCTCATCGACTTGGCGCCCTTACACTTCCACCTCTTTCTGCTCAGGTTGTTTGGCGTGTTCGGATCATTCTGCTTGCTCTTTGGCAGTCGCTTCTTGATACCCAGGCTCCGGGCGCAGTAGCTGTCACCCTTGCTGGTGCCCGGCTGTACTCGCCGACTACCATCCTTTGCCCGGCCTGACTGACCATAGCTTACGCGCTTGCCGCTGCTAGTGACCTTGACCTTAGCCTTGCCTTTTCTCGGTTTCGCCATGTTACCTCCAAATAAATGGCCCGTCTCGTGGGCCAAACGGCTCAAGCCCAGCAGGGAGGACACGCAGAAAAAACTGCTATGCCATACAACTGCCTTGAGCTGCCGGTGTTTTCGGGCGAATGATCCCACGCACCGCCGGCTGGCGCTTCGGCAAAACCGTATTATACCAGCAAATTAGTTTCTTCGAGTCTGAGGATCTCCCGGTTCATTAGGTGAAGCCTTGCTACATCCGCTTTTGACTGGCCGTTGTACTCCACTGCGTGATGGTTATCAATAAGTAGCTGATTGATGCTGGTTTTCTTATCAACGTAAATATATCCAAGGTAGCGGCCAAACTTACCCGCCTTCTCTGTCTTTATCCGGTATCTAAGCCCGTACTTCAAGTGCTCCTTGGCGAAAGCTGTTGCAGCCTTACCGTAGATCTTCTCGGTCTTATCTCGTGTCCGGCTCTCTGGTGTGTCCACTCCAGCCAGGCGAATAGTGGTCCGAAAAGAAATACCGAAACCACAATCAATGGCAACGCGATAACTGTCGGCATCTATTATCCTTTCTATCTCGCAAAAATACTCGTGCATGCTATCACCTATTCTTGTTTGCCAGGATACTCTGAGACATATCTGTCCAGGTACCACTGGGCCTTTTTAAGATCTTCCAGACCGTTCTTGTAGTTATGCCGGTGAATGTACTTTGTGACATTGCCAAGCAGATAGCCCAGGTATTGCTCGCCGCTGAGCTGCTGCTTGATGTAGTCAATGCACTCAATGCCCTGGTTAGCATAGTGAGCCGGGCTGTTTACCGGGTCAGACACAGGTGTGATGGGTGTTTTGAACACTGGTTTCTTCATTAGCAGTCACTTGATCCAAACGGGATCCCAACATACTCATGACCAGTTTCTTCCCAGGCATGCCTTTGCTCACAGACCTGCTTACGCATCACCCTAGATTGCACAATCTTGACGGTCATAAACGTCACAAAAACCACAAGGAAGCAGAAGCCGATCATGGCCACTGCTCCCTTTTCTAGCCTCACTGGGCCAACCTCAAAGGCTTAGCGACCTGGTGCCACTCATGCCAGATAAGGTCTTCGTAGTAGCTTAGCCTGATCTTGGCATACTCTCGCAGCAGATTCGCTTCTCTGCGGTCTGCAGCATCCTTGTCTGATTGCTTGCCGCTGAGCATGGCCTCGATACGCATCGCTGCCAAGGTGTGACTGCCGTCTACCGCATCAAAGTAAATATCTACCGCGGGCTCGGTAAGCATCAGCGCCTGAAGCACAAGATCCAAAACCTCGTCGGTAGGCTCGTATTCGCCATACCGGATAATGCTGTCCAGGTTGTCGTAAATCAGAGAGCTGATCTCTTTGAAGGTCTTTTTTTCGTCTGTCATTCGTTTTCTCCTCACTTGGTTATTCGTAGCCCGGCCACAGCATTAGTGTACCAGGGTCATTTGGTTCTGAGTACCACTCCGCGTCATCAATGATCTCGCGCAGCTTAGGATGAATTGTGTAAGCATGCACAGGATCCCATCGATAATAATCAAAGATCCGCTCTCCCTCATGATAGCTCTCGCTACCCTTGAGCCATATGCCCTTGTCACAACCATCCCACTCTGCGCGTTTAACTGCATTGGCTTCCGGCATCAATCTGTTGATCTTGTTTACCAAATGCCCTGCTGCCATTGATCTCTTAGTCATACACATCTCCTACAGACCTGCAGCTACATAGTAGCCGACAATGGATTTCCTGAATTGCCTACGCAGTTTTGGACCATAAACCTTCTTGAACAAAGACCTATGAAGCCTAACCGTGTAAGACGGTCCGTAGCCGTAGTGATACGTTATCCTCGTCATGTACATCTCCACTCTCCCTTACTCGCTTAACAATTTATCGATTTGCTCTTTGAGACCAACAAGAATCTTACGGGCATCCGAGCTCCTTTCGTCATCGGATTTGCTGGTGCCAGCAAACGCAGTGACCTCTGTTACCGATCCTCTACTATCGATTATTTCAAACTCAATCCAGTAACTATCCTGGCTAACCTTAACCTCTACTACCCGGTGACAATTGATGTTTGCGCTCATTCGCTATCTCCTAAGTTAATTTGCTGTTGCTTCTACTGCCAAACCCGCAGTTAAGCGGGTCTGGTTTTATTTGCTGTAGGTTTGCTTATGAGCGCCGTTGCTCGGCGGGTATGATCAAATTCTTTGCGAATTCAATGTCCATCTGTGCTGCCCAGTCTTTGGCCGACTCTTTTGATGCCAGACCATCAGCTAGTTTTATGCCGTCCCACCAAACTTGCCAATCATTCTTATTTGACTCAGATCGAGCGATTGAGTGACGCTCTGTTTGTTGTTGATCTAAAATTTGTCTAGCTGTTTGTAAGTTCATTCGTTTTTCTCCGTTTTGGTTTGGCCCGTTGCCGCCCCACAAACGTATCGTCTCAAACCCTGACCCGTTATGCAACCTTTTTGATGCAAATTTATTAAATATTTTTATGTGCCGTAACGCTTTGATTTTGCTCGCTTTATGTTCAAGTGTTTTACCCAATCGTCGGCTTTTTGGCTTTGTTTTGGCCTAATTCCGCGTTTTATTTGGTTCGGCCAGACACCATATTTCTCTCGATAGGCGTAGGATGCATAGCCCTCCTTGTATCCATGAGCCCTGGCGTAATGCAGCAACCCGGCAAACAGCTCCTGCTTGCTCTCCCTGGTGTCTTCCCGGTTCAGCTTCTTGAGCATGCTCTTATCTCCGTGCATATCGTGACGGATCACGATCTCGTAGCCGCAACCATTGCAGCGCAGACCGACAAACTGCTTCTTGCAGCTCGGGCATTCCCGCGGCTCTTTGGGCTCCTTCTCCTTCTTGACTTGCTTCTTCTCGTCAAAGCGCCCAGTGCCGTCATCAAGCCGCTTAGGGACGATCATGTCGGTGAAGCCATGGCGTAGGTGATTGCCTGCATGGTCCAGCACGATTGCGTTCTCCTTGCCCTCGCATATTCTGGCCAGGCGTCCAATCTTCTGACAATGCCGGATGATCGACTTAGTAGGATAGAGGTCTATGCAGGCAGATACCTGTGGCGCGTCGTACCCGGTGTCCAGCAGCTGGCTGCAGCTGAGTATGACGATCTCTCCGCTGTCATGCTTCTGCATGAGCTCCTCACGCAGCTTAGGGTCCATATAGCCGTCAATATGAGCTGCAGGTATGCCATTCTTTAGGAAGAGCTCTACCAGGGACTTAGACGCCGCGATAGACGCAGAGAATGCGATTGTCTGCCTACCCTTGCAGTGAGCCAGCCAGTTAGACACAACATCGCCAACAAGATCCTGATCCTGCTCGACAGCCTCGGAGAGCTGCACCGGGTCATAGTCACTGCCTCCGGTGCCAATACCCTTTGACCGCACCTTCGAGACATCAATCTGACGGCCGCCGTAGACCTCAATCGGGCACAGGTAGCCCTGCTCCTGCAGCTCTGCGGTAGTGATTGGGACCACTAGGTCTTGCCATAAGCCGGGCGCGGCCATGCCCTTGCTCATCGGCGTGGCTGAGAGCCCTATGAAATTCACCAGATCCCAGAGCTGCATGATGTCCCGCATGGTCTTGTACATAACATGGCACTCATCCTGGATCACCAGATCGACGTTAGGCATATGCCGGCGCCTTGCCAGTGTCTGTACGCTTGCGATCTGTACGGATGCGTCTGGGTCATTGCGCCAGTGCTCGCCCTGGATCACGCCAGGTCTGAGGTACTGACTGTCGAAAGCATTGAGAGTCTGATTGACTAGCTGGATCCGGTCACAGACAAACAGAACCCGCTTGCCCTTCTTGACTGCAGATTCAGCGATAGCGCCCGCGGTTAGCGTCTTGCCAAAGCTGCAGGCAGCTCCGAGCACTACTCGCTTGTTGCCGCGCCTCATGCTGTCGCGGATCATTTCAATAGCTTTGATCTGATGCGGTCTGAGCTCGACCATACTTTTCTCCCGGCAATACTAGTCTTTTGACGGTTAGGGACACCATCAGTGAAATTCAGTAGTTGCGTAGTCCAAAAATGCCAATTTGCCTGAACGCCTTCACCATCCATTGGTAGCCGCGTCGAGCCTCCATCGTGTCCGCTAACCAGGTTTGTGCCTCAGATCTCGCTATCTTTGGCCGGTCCCGTCACGCCCGTGGCATTTTGCTATCCAGGTTTTCAGCAACCTGTCTGCATTATCCTTGAGTTTTTTCCGGTCAGGATTCACCACACCGGGTTGTGTGTTATACTCCTGGTCGGCTGGTGTGTCAAAGTCTCTCCACTCCCACTTGGTCCTACCTTTGACATTTCCGCTTCTCGCTATCAAAGCGGCCCAGCCTTCCCTTGAGATTCTTTCCGCCTTAGCAGTATCGAGGCGGTTTTTTTATCACCTAAATTTTCTACGGTAGAGCCGCGCTTTCTTGTTAAACACCTTGGCTATGCGCTCCAGGTAGTCCTTTGTCATCTTGCGCGTTGTCGTATCGCTCTCAAGATCCTCAACAAATTGCTGACCAAACCTTCTGATCAACCCTTTGCGATATTCAACGACGTTACCGCCCAGATAGTTATTGCAGTGTTTCAGCTGGCCGTGGGCATTCCTGGTGTCGAAACGCAGGGAGTTGCAGCTGCCAACAGACCTGTAGTGCCCGCAGTCATACTTGCCGCCAATCGCATCACCCTCTAGCGGCCTGGCGCAGCAGATACAAGGCTTATTCTGATCTCGGACCCGAATGTACAGGTTAAAGGCCATCTGAGCCTTCTTGAGCACCTCAGAGCGCCTAGACAGCCTTTTGCGCTGCTCGGTTATCTCTTTGCGTCTAGACTTCTCTGCAAGCTTTCTGGCAGATTCTGTCTTGGTCCACTCAAATAAATGCTCCCAGCAGCAGAACGCTTTGATCCCAGCAAACACCGCACACTCAGCGTTTACCTTCTTCCGGCACATCGAGCATCTTCTAGTGGTAGTCACGCAGCACACTCCCTATCTGATATATGTCAGCTAAGTAACCGTACTTCAAGATCCTGCAGGGCTCCTTGACCGCATTCACAGCAACCTTCTCACCGGCCTCTAGGTCTCTGGCGTAGTTGTTTGACCAGAACCATTTCTTGTCACAATAGCCTACTATCTCAACAAGTCCCTTGTCTTTGGGAATGCTCGTAAAAATGTAGGTGTCGCAGTCCTGCTCTTTTTGGTAATCAGTGAGCAGAGCATTGTTGAAGTCACTAGCAAACCCGCGGCGCTCAGTGGTCTTAACGTCTACCTTGCGGCCGTTACAGATCAGATCGCAGGAAAAGTTATCCTGGGCAACATACTCATAATCAATGCCCTCTGCGTTGAAATATTGAACAACCGCGAGCTCTCCGAGTATCCCAGCCTTGCTGGACCATGAATTGATTGATCGCTCAGATAGCTTCTCTGGCAGCTCATCAACGATGTGCCACCAGAGAGCAGGTATCTCAATCACTACCTTATTCATTTTTCTTGACCGGCCACGGAACATGCACACCAAACTTCTCAGCCAGGTGCTTGTTCAGCGTCTCGTAGACCTTGATGTAATCTACCTTCTCCGCGTCTGCACTAGAATCGGCGCCGGTCATCGCCTCCAGAACAGGCTTGAATATGTAGTCTTTGACTGACTGCTTATTCCAAGGAATATCCACATCAGCCTTGATGACCTTACGCATGTCCAAGCCCTTCTCGTTCAGAGTATCAGCCAGGGCAGAGCACCAGACATGCAGCGCAGAGTTTTGCTTTAGACTGCGCTTCTTGCCGCTCTCCCAGGTTACTGTAAGGTAACGATCCTTCTTGTAAACTTCCTCTATGTGCTGCTGAAATTTCTTCAGAGCATCATCGCTATTCACTATCCAGAATTGCCCTTGAGGCATACCATTCTCCTCACTAACGTTGGTCCACCAAACTGTTGAGTGCCACATTGAATTCACTCTCCACATCCATACCCATGGCCAGGCAGCAGTCAATAAACACAGACACCTTGAGATCGTCTGCATTCTCCCACCTGCCAAACTGCTGCCTGCTAACGCCTAAGATATCGGCTGCCTGCTGTTGAGTCAGGCCGGCGTCTAACCGGCCCTTGTACAATTGATCGCCTAAAGAAAACATTAGAATGGTATACCGTCATTTTTCTTTTGCGGTTCTGAAACCTGCAGTGACATTACAGGCTGGTTACCTGAAGGATTGTCCTTCTTCCAGCCAGCTATTCTGTACACCTTGCCTTCGACATCTATCTCGCCGGTAAAATGCGGATGCTTGTCTTCGGATTTGTTCTGGTTAACCCACAAAGCACCCTTGTTCTTATTGTCATATTGAGAAGTCATATTTCTTTTCCTCTTTCTTTGGCTCTTCGAGCCGGTTAGTTTCACCAATCAGTATATCTGCTTGGCTCTTCATCTGCTGCAGGCCAGCATTCCAGCCTGATACCCAGAGATCTCTAGCTACGTCTGAAACGTTCTTGAGCTCCATTCCGTAGCGTTCTTTAAACGCATGCTCACACAGTGTCAGCACAGCTTTTCCTCCCATGTATCAAGATCCGCAACCATATCAGCAACAAGCTGCTCAAGTTTCTCGATGTACTTATCGTCCCGCTCTACACGCATGCGGAATGGTTTCACCTCATGAGACCATGCAACAAAGTCGCAAAATTTATATTCAGGACCGAGCACCCAAAGCTGCGCCTGTATCTGCGGTATGTGCTCCACAGGCACCTTCTGCTCCCGGTGCATCTTGACTATTTTCTTTGGCTTGCGGTGACACTTGATTTCGACGCAACCCTTGCCGTCCTTTGTGTCTACAAGGCCGTCAGGAGACGCGCCCGCTCTAATGCTGTCGTGCAGGCACAAGCCAATCTCCTCAACGGGATTACCGCTGACGTACTCATACCACGCCCTAGCATTGGGCTCGTTGTCGATCCCGTACTGCATATCCTCGGTGACGTAAATCTCTTCACGCCTGCCAGTAAGGCGCTCCGTTAAGAGCTCGTCCATGTAATCGTCAATCTGAGTAGAAGCCTTGCCGGTGCCAGTAATAATTCTCTTGAAGTTACTAGCCGTAGGTATGCCCAGACGAGCAGCATGCCACTCGTCTGAACGCTGATCAGCGTCAACAGCTATCATTGTCCACGCTCCCGGATGCTGTCTCCGACTACATCCTTCTGGGCCACAGGTACCTTTTCAATGCTAGGTATCTGGTAGACAGACATCAGCATTTTGTTGACCTCTTCAACGTCAATCTTTTTGCTCTTCAGAAATTTATTAACGTTGCTGACCCAATCCGCATCAACATACTCAACCTTGCCAACAGCATCGCTGCCGGAGGCAGAAGCATTCAGATCCTCTCCTACATAGACATCTATGCCCAATCCAAATCTGGCCAATGTTTTAACAAGCACCCTCTGGCGAGCAGTGTTGATGTCCATTGAGTTCGGATTGACAATTGGCTTGTTAGACCAAGTTAGAACAGGAAGTGTCTCGTGATGAGTCGCTGAATCATGACCAACGTGAATAGTGAAGGTACACCTTACCTGTGCGGTCTGGTCAGGGTTGTGCGTCAGCTCAAAATTGTAGTCAACGTCAGTAAACCCAGCCTGCATGAGCATCTTCCAGCCTTTTGCCCATGACAGGTAGTTGAATTCACCCTTCTTCTCAACTGCTTCGCTGCAGTCAACTTTAGATAGAACGTCCCAGATCTGGGCGCTCAGAGTTTTTATGCCGTGCATAATTTATTGCTCCACTTGGTTAAACGAAACACAAGTGTAGCAAAGCATCAAATGTGACGCAAGCGGTAGAAGTAGTTCGACGTAGTTAAAACATGATACCGCGGCAGGATTTTTTACTTATGCAAAAACAATAACTTAGCGTAATTGCATGTATTTACCCACCAACCTACCCACCAAAAACTAGACGTAGGTATTGGTGCGGATCATGTCCGTGACGGTGATAGCCCTGCCCTTGACCTGGCGGGCCCATTTGCTATCTAGAAAATTGATTGCAGCCTCTGCGTACTCTTGGCTCTCCATACAAGCCAAAGCCTTCTTAAACAGTCGCAGGCGGGTGATGCCAAGATTAAAGGCAATATCTATGAGCGCGTCACGCCTCGGGCAATCCTGTAGGTCATTGAACCAGGGAAAGGCATTACCGAGCTCTTCCTCGCAGCGTTTAATGTCGTTCCTGACCAAATAGACTATCTCGTCAGGTGACAGCCCAAGACCTCCTTCCGGGTCTATGTTTCTGCCTATTCCCACCGTGATTTTTCCAGCCGGGCAAGTATAAGCGTAGCTTTTTATGCCTTCGTGCTCTGAGAGCATCTCAATCAGTTTCTGGCTCATAATTCTCTTGCTCTGCTAGTACCTGCTGTGCCAGCCAGCTGGAGTTAATAGTGATAATGCCTAGAAGGCTGTATGCAGATATCCCGGCCTCTAGCTTCATGGTAACCCAATCGCATAGCTGCTGATCCGCTTCCACGCACATAATTTCTAGCTTCTCTGCAGAAGAGTCTGGGAAGTTGACTACATTATTTTCTGACATTGCTGTTACCACCGTAGAAGCTGGAGGCCGCACTGGATACCAGTCCTCCTAAGTACCCAATGACCAAGTTAGTCGTGGCAGCGTCGTGATCCGCACCCATGGCCGTCACCACAAAACAGTAAAACAGAAACCCTATCAGAGAGATCAGTGCGAAAGCCTTTGCGGTGCGGTCCTTGCTGAAGTGAACCCGAGCATCCTGTGCGTCCTTAGTCTGGACCTCAAACGCAGCGAGATCTATCTCCATCTCGCGGATCTTGTCCTGAAACTCCCTATCAGCCTGCTTCACCTGGACAATTTTCTCCGGGTTCTGCTCTATAAACTTCTCTATCTTTACCGGATCCTTCTCATCAATGCCCAGCTTAGACGCCAGCATGTTTACTGCCATGCCAGCGACAGGATTACCTGCGGTAACAGTTTTGGCTATTGTCGGCGCCAGAGCCTTTAGTAATCCGCCTATTTTCATTTGAGCATCAGCCATAGGTTGATTAGCAGTCGCATGTTAGCTATCGCTTTTGTCAACGCCGTCGGCGTTTTCCTCCGAAACAATATCGTCAATAGTGTCGCAGACATCGTTGATAACTATGCCGGCTCCTGCGGTCAGCACAGATCGTCCTACAGCCCGCATGCCGCGGTACACTTCGCTGCAGTATAGACCTTCGGCCTGCTTGATCTGTTCAACAGTCGTGCAGCTTGATGCCAGCACTGCCAGTAAAATAATAAGTATTGCCTTCATTGGTTTGCCTCCAGGTATGCATCGAGTCGTTTCTTGTAACCATCCATAAAGTGATCAGATATCCCGTCCTTCAGGTTGCCGCGGTCCGCTCTCCTGGTGTCTCGGCACGGATCTATGCAGTCAAAACCTGTGTTACTGAAGTAGAGCATGGTCTGCGACTTTGACGGGCCATATAGAGCCCGCGGAATCTTGGCAACGCTGTCGCTGCCGTTGACCACTGAGATTTGGTTGTCCAGAATCATGCGCCGCTTGCTGCCCTTGAACCATACGTTCGGCTTTCCAAACGCCACCAAGTTCACATTCTTATGCCCGGCTCGCTCCAGTATCGCCGCCGTGACCTCTGACAAAGCGCCGCCCATACTATGCCCGCAGATTAGGGTACGCTTCTTCCAATCTATGTGCGGCAGGATCTTTTTCCAAATGGACCTATGGGCCATGGCAAAACCACCATGGGCCAATCTGCCTGCGTAGGGTACAGGTATTGCGGATGCGTTAAATATCCAATCACGGGCCTGCTGAGTGCCTCTGAACACGATTACATCAATAGATTTTCTTTTGACCACATATGCAGTCATTGAGGTCCACTTGTTTTCAATCTTGATGGCATCCCGGTTTTCGGCGTTGTACGCCTTTATTGACCAACTGCATGCCATCTTTAGCAGCACTGGGTCTAGCCTTTGTTTAATTTTCATTTAGCCAACCTTAAAGTAGACAGAAATTCCGGTTACAACTGCTACCCAGAATATGCGCTCAGCAAACCTGACAGCAGGGCTGATGGATTGGATCTTGTCATCCATATCGTTTACCCGCTGCTCAATCGTGGTCTGCCTGTTGAAAATAGTCGTAATCCTTTCCTCCACACGCGCCAGAGATACCACCGCTTCCTGCAGGTCATCAATCTTGGTCTCTAGCCGCTCTAGCCTAGTCTCCATCTGGTATTACCGTTACCCTGCTCACCTCACCCTTCTCCCGGTGATAAGTAATTGCAAGAGCTCCTCTCTGTGAATGGTCAAATCCTCTGGCCGCATAGGCGTCCCTGGCGCTCAAGGTAGGATGCCGCTCTATGACAGCTCCAGACCTCTCTAGGACTTCTTTAGTATGAAGATGGCCGGTTGATAAGTAAATATAGTCAGACGCGCCCATATCCTCTCTGAACCTGGGCTCAGAGAAAAACTTGCTTGCCAGGTTGTTTATTTTGGTCAGGTGACCATGGTGCCAGCCCATGAATACCCGGCCAAACTTGTAGCTGTAATAAGGAAAAGCCGAGTCATCGATGGTAACCCGCTTATTTTTTTTGAAAGCCATCTTCATGATTGACTGCAGCCATATAGAACCAGCAATGTCATGGTTTCCTTCGCACATCACGACATGCACAGTTTTATGCTTATGCAGCAACATCTCTACGGTCTTAACACAAGTTTGCACCGCGAGTGTTACCAGCTCGCTATACCGCCCGGCAGCGTCCAGGGCATGCTTGCTCAATGGTGTTACCGCGGCAAGTCCGTCCCAGTGCAAGAAATCGCCCATCTGGCAAAAGATAGCCTGCTCGGAATTTTGGCTCCTGGCCATCATATCATTGACGCCCTGGTACAAAGTTTTTTCTGCAATATCTAGATCCCAATCTTCTCCAGACTCAGCAGCAAAGCTATAGGCTCCAATGTGGTAGTCAGTGATTGTGTAAACGGTACACAGATCTTTGGCGGTATCTCTCGGAGGTTTAACTGCCGGCCAAGGCTTAACCTCATCAGCCATGCTCTCTGATGCCTCGCGCATAATTTCAAGCATGCGCTCTTTATCAACCTCAGTCTTGATCCACTCAATTTTAGTAGCGCCATCTGCGTCAACCAGGGCAGATCTGCCTTTTAACTTGTAGCCGTCAGGTATTATGTTTCTACCTTTCCAGCCTTTTTTAGCTGCGTTTTGCTCTACACGCGCAACTATCCCTCTAACGCTTCTTTCTTTTAAACCAACTATATTGCCGACTTTTCTGGAAGACTTATGCTCTATGTAGAGCTCGATGACCTGCCTCTGCTTTTCCGTTGTACAGTAGGCCAGCATTTCACGGCTAATTTGTTTACCTTCACTACTCATGACAATCAGCCCAAACGCTAAACCAGTAGTTATTTAAATCGAGTTGCTTTTTCTGCTCTTTGTCGCTGGCTGCAGTGCCAACAACTTTTCTGCTGCGGTAAAGGAGAGAGCATCTTTTGCAGCAAAATAGATTACGGGATGTTTGAGAGGTGAAAGTGCTACCGCACTCCTTACAAGTCTTTCGGCTTTGTATACTTTTCAACACGGAGAACATCTACAAGCTCCTTGAGATCCTTGATGGACATCTCTAAAACTTCTATCAGGTCAACAAGCTCTAGAAATCGCTCCATATCGGATTCAGTCAATCTGATTGTTACTTCCATTAGTAACCATGCACCAAAAGCTTTTTGTAATCAGGATCAGAAAGCTTACGCTTGACGTATGCCGCGTATTCTTTCGTGCCTATCTGAGCATTACATTCTCGGGCCCACTCTTCAGCAATTACCAAAGGTATAGAGCCCGCCCATCTGACCTTAGCGTCACCGTAAGTCTTTGGAACGTTTTCTTTTAGCTCATGAATCTCTTTTAAGATTCCGCCTACGTCTTGGCTTCGGACTATCCGTACCTTGTTGTCCTCCGCCACTATCTTTTCTTTTACTGACATTCGCTATCCTTTCAAACATTCCAGAATCAACCAAGACATCTGCCTCATCCTTCTCGACAGATATCTCGTCTCCAATAGAGAGAGGGCGACCCTGAACCCAGGGCCGCCTCTCGGATACACATCGTATCTTGACAGACATTAGCTTACGTCTGCCACAACACCGTGTGCTGCTTCGTTGTCTACCTGCACACCGTACTCTACAGAGATCAACCGACGCTCACTGTGACCAGTGCGAGCCAGTTCCTTCTGAGTGGTAGGCTTGAGGTATGCAACTCGTGCGTAGTTCGGGTCCAGAACCAGAACGTCACGGGCACGACTAAAGCGTGATGGAACAATCTGCAACTCACCGAAATCGGAGATATATACATCGATTGCTGCATTCAGCTTGCTGTCCTCTGCTTCCTTGTAACGGGTAGCGTTACCAGTAAAAGTAGAGATAGTCTGCTTCTGTGAAGATCCACAGATAACAACTGAGGGCTCAGCGCCTTGATCCCAGCAGTCAGCAATAACGCCCTTCAGAAGAGACTCAGTAACTGCACGAGTAGTGCCGTCGGTAGCAGCTGCGTCAACGTAGCCAGCATCACCAGAGCCTGAAGTAGTACCATCGGCACCACCAGTTCCTCGGCTTGCATTGGTACGCAAGTGAGCAGGAAGACCTGCAGATGCGCGAGCAGTACCAGAAGCACCAGCACTACCTGCAACGTTGTCACAGATCATGGTTTCCATGTCGCGCTTGAGCTCTTTGAGCTTGTACGCAACCTGCTTGGCAGTAGTCTGAGCATCGCCAGCGCCATTAACGGCGTTAGCAGTGTCAGATACTTCTACAACCTTGTCAGAGATCTGAGTGTAGTTACCCTGGCGGACAGCGTTAGTTGCTGCGTCATTGCCAGGTGCTGCTTCACCTTCGATCACACGGTTAGAGCTGCTGGCTGCCGCCAATGAAACAACACCCCATTCAAAGAATGTGTTGTCAACATTGCGACGGCCAATAGCAGACATGACAGGAGTGTCAGTCGGAGAAATTGAGATCAATGCGTCCTGCAGATCCTCGCGGATCGTAGTGACATCATATGTCTCGTTAGTGTTAGCGGAAACGCCCATTTTAGATCACCTCACGGTTAGCTTAGTAAATAAGAAGCAACGTCATCTACGCTGCCAGATTTCTTCATCCTAGCGACCGCATTTGCCTTGGCTTTCTGCTTGCTGGCTGTCGGGCTCTTCTTAGCTCCGGGCTTCACATTAACCGGCCTGGCGTTACTTGCCTTCTGAACAGCTTTGTCTTTGCCAGCCACTAGCTGGTCATATTTCATCGCCTTCTGAAGCACAACTATCGCCCGGTGATCTGAGACCTCTGCGATCTCTGCCTCCGAGTAGCCTAGTCTAGTACCGTAACTTAAAAGCTCATCTCTCAATTTGCCTGCCTTTTCGGCGTCACCAAATTCAGGGACTATCTGTGCAAGCCTCGCCATCTCATCGTTCAGGTGAGCCTGGTGCGCCATCTGCATAGACTGTTGCTGCTGTTGCGTTGCTTGATACACCGCAACCTGCTGCTGGTCATATGCTTCCTTCGCCTCGTCGTACTTCATTTTCTCCTCCATGTAGCCAATAGGATCGTTTTTAAACGTTTCCCTATCTGGCATCTGTGGAGGTTGAAGTACCTGTCCAGACTGCAACTGAGCCATCAGATTTGACATCTGCTGTCGCTCGTTTAGGAGCTGCTGGTAAACGCCTTCGGCTTCTTTCTTTGCCGATGCCGCTTCCTGCATTCCTTTTTGGATATAAGCTTGGCCGCTGTATGATCGCTTGAGATCCTCTAGGTTTACTTCCACTTCCTGGCCATCTACTTTGACCGTGAAAAGTTCCTCTGGACCGGCTTCATCAGCGTTTTCTTGCTCATCCTCACCCTGATCAACAGGCTCTTCTCGAACCGGCTCATCAGAGTCTTCTCCAACGTCTTGTGCCTCCTCCTCGGCCTCCTGAGTTTCCTCTTGCAAGGTTTCCTCTGGCTGGGCTTCCTTAGTTGGCTCTTCAGTTAGTGCGCCTTGTAAAAGGCTGTTTGCAACGGCATCTACTGATCCGTCGCCTATCATTACATCATCAGTCGTTTCCACGGTGCTGATCCTCTACTTTCGTCTATCAAGCATTTTCTCGTCCATAACTGCGGATTGGAGATATTGCTCAATTTTAGATAATGCACCAGCAATGTGGTGCGCCTCTTCCCTATCCTCAACAGTGCTCGCTGGGTTCAGGAATACATTCACCTGCAGCTGCTTCAAGTCCTGTACTGCTTCCTTGAAGGTTTCATCTGCAAGTAATGTTCTTGCCTTGGCAGCTCTCTGCCTTATGTCTTGGCTCAATTACTGCCTCGGCGTATTCTGTAAGTTTTTAATCCTGGCAACATCAACTGCAGTGCCGTACTTGCCATAAATATCAGCAGCATCAACCAGTAGCTGCTGATCCATTTTATCACGTTCTAGATCGTCCTCTGCAGCCGCCTTCTGAGCATCAAACTGCATCTTGGCCATATCTGCCTGCATCTTGGCCTGAGTCTTCATCTGATCGCTTTGTAGCCTGCCCTGCATCTTAATCGTCTCAGCCTGCAGATATGCCTGGTTCGGATCCTGACCCTGCGCCATAGCCTGCTGCGCTTTCTCAGCCTGCTGTACAAGCAACTGCTCTGTCTGCGGATCCATGGGCATAAAGTACCTGTCAGAGTTCCTCAGACCGCCCATGGCAAGCATGTCGGCGAGAGTATTGCGTATCTGTGTCATTGTTACAAGACCGTTGCTGGGCCCGTAGTTGCTCCAGATCTGCATCTGCATTCCGAGAGCCTGGTTGAGCGCGGCCATCTTGGTGTCTTCCTGCCCGGTACCCAGACCTACGTTGATGCTCAGGTCCATGTCTGAGTTCCACACCCGCGGGTCAATTGGCGTAAAACGGCCATTCAGGCGCATGACGGTCTCATCGTCAGTGTTCTTGATAAACTCCTCAAGCATCAGCTTGAACAGGCGCTTCATGCCGCCCTCTGCAAAGTTCCTGGCAATAACCTCTACCTGGCCAGCTGCAGCCTGCATAGTGGCGTTTACCGCGGTAGCAGTGGTGTTCTGTAGGGCATCTGGATCGAGTCCCATAGAGGCTCTGGTGACGCCTGTCTTCTGCTCAATCTGCTGATCCATATATTGCATGGCAGGAAGAGTTGTGCCGGCAACAAACGGGACCGACATCGGAGTCACAGCACCCTGCTGCTTCATCCTGACTATGGCGCCGATCTCGTTGTTCAGCAGATCGTCCATGTTTGTCAGTTCCTCAATAACTCCCAGCTGTGGGTTGTTAGTGAGGGCCACGTTATCCAGCACACCGCGCAACATTGAGGTAGATGCGTCCTGGTCACTCATGATCAAGTCGGCAACAGAGCGACCATAGAAAGCATGTGGCTCCGGGTCACACTCAAACACGGCAAACGGAATATTGTCGCAGGGCATCATATCCATCAGCTCGTATCCAGATCCGCCCAGGATAAACTTGTAGAGGATAGGGTAGCCAGTACCGTCAACGTCCATCCGCATGTATGCCTCGGTGATCAAGACATTCTTCATGCTCGGGTCATTGTAGTCCTCATCCATCCTGTCCCGGCTGTAGCCGCGTCGCGCATGCTCTTCCTCGTCTGTCAGGCTGTCTGTTTCAGATATTCCTGAGAGCTCGGAAACCTGATCAAAGTCAAAGCCCATGGCAACCACATCACCAACGCGCATCTCTGCCCGGTGACACACCACATAGGCGTCATCAATTGATCTAGCGTTGCGGTCCACAAAAAACTCTTCCGGCGGCACAGACTCAACGCACAACTTGCCTTTTGTGAACGTCTTGACGATCTTGATATCGTGCCTGGTTACCTGCATCTCCATGCCCATCGGATCCATGCTGATCTCAATGGTTTCTGAGTGCTCAATAACCTCGATGTCATCCTCGTTCACAATCAGAGAAAACTCAGTGTCGCTCAGGTTGGTGAAAGTGAATGTCTCGTACTCGTCGTAGTCTTCCCAGTAGGTTTTGACAATCCCGGTCTTTTTAACCAGGGCATCATGGAAAGCGTCGTTCAGTATCTTGTAGCCGCCGAGCTCGTTAAACTTCCAATGCACATAGCTAGTCGCCTGCTCAGCGTTTCCTACGTCCTCTGGACCCTTTGGCACAAACTCTACAGGCTTGTCTGTGTTCAGGAACACGCGCATCAGGCTGGGCTTGATGGAACGGATAATGTCTCGGACCTTAGTTGCTACAACGCTAGACCTGCCGTCCTCGTAACCTAAGTCAGTCTCACCATCGAAATATCTTTGAGCCTTTACCCGGTCTTCAGATATCTCTGATTCAACAAAATCGACAGCATCCTGAATTGCCTTGGCAACGGTGCTTTCAATCTCGTCGTTTGTCATCTTTTTCGGTTGCATATTACATTCCTAGAAGACCTTGCATACCACTTGCTGATTGCTGTGTTAGGGCGGTTCTAGCTCCTGGCGCAACTGCTGCAGCGTATCTATTTATCAAGGCAGATAACTGATCAAACTGAGAATTATCAGTCAGGGCTTTTATCCATATGTTTGGATCTTGAGATGTCAGTATATCAACAACCGCTTGCCTTCCTTGCTCAGAAAGAGGAGTCGCTTGAGTTAGAGCTCTGACCGTCTTGTTTGCAATATTTGCCATGGCAGCCGGATCGCCAGAGGCAGCTCCGGTTAAATCTTGCGCTGTAACAGGTATACCTTTATCTCTAGCCATCATCAGAGGCAAGGTCTGAGACCCGGCTCTTTGCGGCAGATATGCAGAAGTTCTACCGGCTTCGGCAGCTATTCCCAAAGTTCTAGCCAGGTCATCAATAGACTCTGTTGGAGCAACTAAGCGCAACAAATCTCCAAGCTGCTGATCTTCCTCTGCAAGCTTCGCAATTGTGCTTTGCGGAGTACGTCTCAATTTATCTCTTAAAGCAGCAAAAACACCAATCCTAAAAGATGCCTGCTGATCCGCATTCATTCCTCTAAATGTTCGAGCAGTCATATCGACATTTTTGTTCAGAGACGCAAGTCCTTCATCGAAAGCCTCTGATGATGAGAATGACGCGGAGTAGTTTGCTCTGGCGTCTCTTAGATCTGTATAAGTATCGTCCAAAAGGGTTTTTAGGTTGTTTGCGTCGGTTTTGTACACTCCAGACCGTGTACCTCTTCCGCTAATTGACAGTTGCTGACCCTCGTCACGCAGCAATCTGTAAATATTATCAGCATCCTCTAATGAGGGAGCCCTAGCGAGTTCTACCGCTCCGTCATCTGTAGTTTTGAATAATGGAACCAGGTTTCTTTCTTGATAAAGAGAGCCTAATTCATTTCTAACCGTAGGGTATCTTTGCAGCAACCGCTCTACCTGATTAGCAATAGGTCTTGTAACCGACGGATGATTAGCAAATATCTGTGTGTATTGACTGCTTTCTTGACCTCTGAGCCTTTCAGTTCTAGTCATGAATTCATCGAGCACGTTATCACCAGTTCCTGGCGCAAGTGACTCTTGAAGACCGCTTCTTGCCTGACCTCTTAGGGTTTGAGCCCTGTTCTGCACAAACTCTAAAAGCTCCTGGGCTGGCTTTCCGCCTTCTAATATAAACTGCTTCAAAGCTGCGTTTACGGAGGCATTGTCAGTGAACGCCCTGCCTTCCGCGATGTCTGCAACTATCTCATCAACAGACTTTCCTGACTGTGACGCCAGACCGCCGATATAAGCTTGCACATCATCGCTGTATCGTGTTCCAAACTTTTCTCTAACATAATTAACAAACTTGGATCCAACGCCACCTATCGCTCTAAACGCTGTGGTAGCGGCAGTTGTTGTTCCTGCTCCAGTTACACCACCCACCGCAACATCCAAGCCAGCTTGCAGTGGATCGGCGCCCTCTCCAAACAAGTCAGCTTCGCTTGTCCCTAGACCGTACAGAGCTCCTTCAGCAGCAGATGTGCCGATTAATCTGCCCATGGTACTAGCGGCTCTTGCTTGACCAGCGAAAGGAACAAGACCTGTAGCCAGACCACCGATTACCTCCATGGTAATTGCTTCGCCAGGATATGCCTGCTGGTAATCAGAAACCTTTTGCCTTAGTTGATCTCTTAGCTCGGTATAGTTGGGACCGCCAGGTATAGCTGATCGTATAACAGCCTCAATCTCATCAGAAAAACCAAAACTCAACCCTTGCGCGAGAGTCCTAAATTTTTGTTTCTCAACGGGACCAGACGGCTCTGCCTGGCCTGGTGCACTCAGATTTTGCATCCTAATAGGTCTAAGAAAATTTTTCTGCTCTTCGTTAAGTGTCGAGAGCTCTTCAGGAGTAAATAGAAGATCGTCTTCCATTACTGGTTACCTCCAAACAGCTCAATTGCCTGTCTCTTTTGATTAGCATCCATTCCATACCAATCACTTAACGGTACTCCTGCTGGCGGAGTAACTGGTATAAATTCTTGCCGCTGTATGAAAGTGCTGTACCCAGTGTTACCTGATGACAATAGTTGAGCAGATCTAAGCAGCTCGTTGTATAGCTTTTCCTGAGCCGCCAACTTCGCTGTTATTTGTTTTTGCAGTTCTTCTGGCCCTAAGCTCATATCTATAGCGGTGCTCAATGCTAACTGCAGCTCTGTCGCACTTAGTGCTCCGAACGTTGCCGAGTTAATAACATCGATACCCAATGAATTTGCAGCTTGCCTCAACTGAGATGTAGTCGCGTCAAAAGCGGGCAATAAGTTTCTTATAAGCCCGCTTCCACCTCCTGCGGCGCTTGCTGTATAAGCTCTTCGTAAATTAGTCATCTGCGTATTAAGAGATTCCGCTTGCCCGTAATATCTTTGACCGGCGGCCTGAGCAGACTCTCTGTCTGCCAGCGTTAGAGCTGTCTGGGTTTCCATTTCTTGCTCTTGCCGCGGAGTAAGACCTGTTGCTCCCTCAACATCTCTGCGAGCTATTTGCCCGGTATTCGGGTTAGTTTCAACAACATACTGCTGACCAGAAGATGGGTCTGTATAGACCTGGCTAGTCTTTATTCCTGATGTACCTATAGTTTTCCCAATAACAGCCTTAAACACATCCTGAGCCATTGTGGGATTTTTCTCTACTATATCCGCTTCTGTGGTGTAACCCATTCGACGCAAATACTCTGCGGTCTTGTTTGCCTGATCTCTTAGTAAATCCAGCTGCTGCTGGGCCTCTAACTGCCTCTGATTAGCGTTAATAATTGCAGCGTTTGGATTCAAGGTCATTCCCTGAAAGCCAATAGCAAGACGGTTCATCAAAGCCGGGTTATCTTGAATAAAGTTACCAATAGACCCAAGTATTCCCATCGCTCGCCCACCCATTCCCTGACGAGGCGCAGGAGCCTGTCTTGGAGGCGGGAACGCAGGTATCGGCTGGTTAGCCATTTGGTTTGTAAATGGTCCCGCGCCGGTAGCTTGCTGTAGCGCATATGGGTTTATGCCATTAGCCATAGTGTTACCTAAATAGATCCATTAGACCGCGAGCCATAGACCTGGTGTTGTCGTATGCCCTGAACGGTGCGTTAGCAAGGTTATAGCCAGCAACCCTGAGCCTGTCATCGAAGCTGTAGTTGCCGTTAGCGTTTGGTTGTATCCCGTAGCCAGTAAACATGTCCCGGCGCTCCTCGGCTGTCATAGAGGGCACAACAGGCATTCCCATCTGCAAATCTACCGGCTGCACGGGCATTAGTTGAGCAGCGTACTGGGTAGGCATATTGCCAGCCTGTTGTGATGCTATGATTGCTTCAAGTGGAGTCATTAGTGTAACCAGGGAAATATCTTGGTGTAGTCAACTCTCAGATAGCCATCTTCAGCCATGGAGATTGCTTCAGGGATAATGCGCTTCACTTCTTGCGCGATTACACCAAAGCCCTCCTGATTGCCTGCGACCCTGCGGCCTTCATCGTTCCAATCCCATCGATAGAGATTGATGCCGCGGTCAGTCATGCCTACCTGGCGGATGTTCTCTTTCAGCCTACGGTCAGATGCTGCTGCTGTTGCTCCTAGTGACAGGTAGTCAAACAGTCCAGGCTGGCGTGTAGCCGTCTGAGTCTGCTCGCCTGTCTGAGATCCCGCGAATGCGCCTAGCTGCGTCTGTAGAGCCTGCTGTGGTGCTCCAGTATATCCAGCGTACTGCTGCTGAGCTGCGTTAATCAGCGCCTGCTGTACTGCCTGCTGCTGAGCTCCTGCCGCGGCAAGATCAGACCTAACGTCTCTGACCATGCCAAAACCAAGGTTAGCAGTGTTGGCTAATTGGTTAGCCGCTGAGAGCCTTGCCTGCTGACCCTGTAGACCGGCCTGCTGGTTAGCTAACTGGGCCTGCATAGCTGTTTGCTGGTTGGCAAGAGCTGCTTGATTTTGCGCCGCAGCTCCAAATTGGCCAGCTTGATTCTGCGCCGCTGCATTTGCCAGGGCAGTTTGAGTGCCAAGCTGAGCGTTTTGTTGTGCCGTTTGAGTGCCTAATTGTGCGTTTTGTAACGCTGCTACGTTTTGAGCCTGGGCTCCGAATTGTGCCGCTTGGTTCTGAGCTGCTGCGTTTTGCAATGCTGCAACATTTTGTGCCTGAGCGCCAAACTGAGAAGCTTGGTTAGCTGCAGCCTGATTAGCAAGAGCTGCCTGAGTGCCAAGCTGGGCATTCTGCAGTGCTGCCACGTTCTGAGACTGAGCTCCAAATTGCGCTGCCTGGTTGGCCGCCGCTTGGTTAGCGAGCTGTGCCTGCTGCCCAAGATTTGCGGTAGTGGTAGCTGCCTGCAGCCCGGTAGCCTGATTGGCCAGATTAGCTTGTAGGGCTCTCTGTATGTCTGTCTGAGCCGCTTGCTGAGCCTGAGTGAATCCTGCCTGACGCAATCCTGCCGCGGTCCTCGCTGCCTGCTCAGCAAATGCTCGATTAGTCTCTGCTGCAGCAATGCCGGACCGGGATCCGCCATAGGCGCCTGCTGCCTCTGCCTGAGCTGCTCCCAGGTTCTGCTGCATCAACCTCTGTCTCTCGATGTCCTGCAGCGACTGCTGGACTACTTGAGTTTCATATGGGTTGAAATAGGGATCTAGGTTTGTTCCGGCCAACTGACCCGCCGCAACACGTTCTGCGGTTACAGGGCCAACTCCGGCAATTCTTTCTGCTCCGTAACCTTGAGCCGCTGCGCGTTCTGCCGCAGCTCTTTCTGCCTCGTATCCTTGCGCTGCCGCTGCAGTAGCCTCATAGCCTTGAGCTGCCGCACGTTCTGCCATCGCTCTTTCCGCAGAAGCCTGAGCAGCATCGTAGCCCTGAGCCTGAGCCATTGCAGCCTGAACGTTCTGTGGCTGGTAATTCGTGGCCTGAGACGCTGTTTGGGCCGCTTGGCCCATTGATTGCATGATTGCTCCGGGTACGCTTGCCTGGCCAATTGCCGTAGGAGAGCCAAAGGTAGGCACAGCCTGCTGCTGACCTACATTCATCATCTGTGGTTGCTGCTGTTGTCCGCCTGCGCCAGCCATATATATATTCCTTACGGTCTGTAACCGCTGTACCTGTAGTCCATGTTCTCGTCATAGCCATAGTCCATGCCGGCATCATCAAACCCTCGGTTAAGCAAACCTTGCTGCATGGTTGTAGCAGTTGGATCAATAAACTGGGATTCAATGAGGGCAGCCTGGGCAGGGCGTCTAGCCGCGAGCTCTGCAACTGCCTGCTCGTACAAAGGCGCCGAGCTGTAACCTCTAATCCCGCCCGCATACTCCTCAGCCTGCGGCATACCTGCCGTGACATCCATCTGAGGAGCCATGCCAAAAGCAGACGCAAAATCTGCAGTATTCTGCATAGCGGCCGTCTGCATCGGACTAAAAGCAGCGACACTGGGACCGTAATACGGCGTATAACCGATTCTGCTGACCTCTTGGCCTTGAGCCAGGTTGGCCCGTGCAGCATCCTCTACATATTGAGGTACTTCTACCTGTGTTGTCTGGCTTCCGCCTTTTCCGCCACTCATATATCTTTACCTAATGTTAATAGTGTAGGTTTCCAACCAAGTTTCTCTAGCGCCTTCTTCCAACCTGGGCGCCCTGCTAGTGTCAGGCCAGAGCATCCTTGACCTTTAGCCCAAGCTATAACATCTTCTTGCATCCCGGTGATCTCGTCCAGATCTCCGCCAGCCAAGAATATGTGCAAAACCTTCTTCCTGGGATATGCCAATATTTCTGTTACCAGGCAGCTATTCTCTGCGGGCCATAACTGCATTCTGCCCTCTAGTATACCATCAAAAACGTCAACAACTTCGTGAGTTCCGCCGCTGTACTGAAGGGCTGCGTTTATCCAAGGCTCACACCTTTTGAATTCATCAACCATGTATTCTTGTTATTGCCAGTGTCACTGCAGGTGTTGATGGTGCAAACGCCGTCGCAGCATGGTTATCCAGAAACCCGTTAGTGTTATCTACCGCCCACATTGCCTCAAGGTAATCATTAGCAGATATGTTAAATATCGCTGACCGGGACACCACGGTTGTTGCCGTATTCTGGTGCAAAGCGGCCTTGATAGTGCTCCCAGAAGCGTCTGTGCCGTTTATTCTGGGCCAAAACCAAAAGTTAGCTGTAGATGACGAGGTTGAAGTTATCTGCGCTGTAAAAGCCAGCAGGTACTCTCCAGCCTGATCAAACACTATTCTGCTAGACGGTGTGCCTAGTGATATGCCTACGTTACCGCTTGGCGTATCAAAAGTCAGAGCATATGCAGTATTAGTTGCCGCGGCTGTCTGGTCAGAGCCAATCGATAGATTAGCATGACCATCTTCTAGCACTATCTGCACATACTCGCCGTCTTTGGAGATCACAGGATACTTATACTGTGGATCCCACAGGAGAATGCCGTCTTCGGACGCGCTCTCTCCAGATATCTTGTGCCTGAGTATGGACCTAGTTCTAGCCAGGTACTGATTCAGGCGTTTTGCCCAAGTCTCCCAGGCGCCTCCAGAGGGCTCTGGAACGTATTCGCTCACCTGGTGCCACCCTGCCTTACATCAAGCCTGTTAACGCCTACACGCCAATCTGAGAGCACCTGACCTTCTACTCTGATCCTTATCTGTCTGCCGGTAAATCTGAGAGACGTTGGATTAGACATAGAATAAGGTCCATGAGTCGTTTCATCGCCATTTGGATAAAATCTAGTCTTGAACGTGGCATTCACATCTCCCTGAGCTCTCTCGTCAGGAATCATCTTGGTAACCTGGGCAACGTTATCGCCATTACCAATCATGATAGGGCCGCTCTCAGCGAACGGAGACAGAGATCCGTAGGACAAACCGACCTCGTGCTCATAGATCTTCTTATCGTCCGCATCGGCCCATATGGGCGTTCTGAAGGCGCCATGGTCTATGCCAGAGGTTCTAGCCATTTCGCCAATTGACCAAGTTCCTTCTGCAAAATTGTAAATCACGTACCGATCACACTCAGTTGATCCGCCAGATGGATAGAACCACCAGATTTCACCAAACCTAGAATTAGTGACAGCCCAGACCTTGCTCTGCTGCGAAACGTTAATATCAGAAAAAACGTAATCAGATACATCGCTCGCCATCTTGGTCACAGCTCCGCCGCCATACGCAAAGAAAGATCTGCGTCCCATCCACACAGCACCCTGGTCAGTTGTGGCAACCGCCTTCCTGCTGATTATCCCGCAAGATGTACCTACACGCTCGATGCCGTAGACATATGGCGGTCCTTGGTAGGTAGCCGCATGAGCATCAACGTTAGTAAGTATCAGAACCTGGCCTCGGACCCGAATACCACACTGGATCTCTCCAGCCGTCTGCAGCTCTAGATCTCCTGCCTCATTCGTAGCGGCCGCCGTCCAAGTGGTGTTGTTTTCTTTATCGCACCACTGAACCAATCTAGGATTGCCGCCCGCGCCAAGAGCAAACAGGAAGCGTTCCTCGCTTACAACCAGCCCGGTACAGGAAGTCGGCGCATTTGTAATCTGCGCGGCAGGTGTGCCAGTGTTCAGCTGCCACTCGTATAGCTTGCCGTCATCTGGTGAACAGGCAACAAGGTATTGACCGAATGTATCAAGTGACCAGGTAGTAGCAGGCAGTATAGTAAGGTTATCAGGACGCTCAGTGCCGTACTCGTAATAGCTATACGGGCCCGCGCCATATCCTGTGAATGCGGATGCATCTTCTCTGCCAGAAGTGAATGAGGTTGGTGTTATGTCGTATCTGGTGCCGCCTTGGTTCCAGACATATAGCTTCTCGTATGTGCCGCCAGCGATATACCTGGAATTGGAGTTATCCTTCCAGGCAAGCATTCCGCGTATTTTATACGCAGCAGCGGTGTCGCTCTTAACGCGCCATCCGCCAACCGGGCGCATGGTTTTATCTATCCAGCGAACAAGATTCGCATCTCGCCATCTGTTCTCTGATTGCAGATCGGTGCCGTTTCTGTAAATCCCGGCCGGAATGTCTAACCTAACTAATGTCATCTATTCAGCACCAAATATAAGACTCGTAACAGAAAGAACAATAACCACTATGAGTAACAATGTTCCGCCTATGACCACCAGGTCTAGCATGTCTGCCCTGGCTTTAGCTTTTGCCTTAGCCTCGGCTATTTTCATATTTCTTATTCTGGCTCGCTGCCTGATGGTATCTTCCCAGAGGTCACCTCGCCCACTCCATAAGAAAATATCCTTCAGTTCTCGCTCTAGCCTTTGAGCCTTGTCTTTCTCCAGAGTCGCCTGAAGAGCCATAGACTCAACAGACTTTCCTCCAAACAACTTACCAATTTTGCTGCTAGTGGTAGCCTGTTGCTCAAGGATACTGACTTCTTCCCTGGCGTCAAAAAACGCACCAATTGCCCTACCCATGTCGGCCAGGTCTTTTCCTTCAGCTGCGGCCTTCTTGATAAACCTGTAAGCACTAGAACAAGCAGATACTGCAGCAATAATTTCAGCGGCCATTAGTAAACTCTTACACCCTCTTGATCTGGGTCTACCAGGATTGGTTTACAGTACGCGCTGACTCTTGTCGTAGTTGGAGATCTACCTCTTTGTAGGTTGTCTGCGTACCAGTTGCATGTTTCTAGTGATCGAAAGCATAACGCTTGTGTGCATACCTCAGACTGAACCTCACCGCCAATCGTTACGATGAGAATAAAGACATGTATCACGGCTCATACTACACAGGCTCAGTCGGCCAGGTGATGTCGGTTGGAAAGGATTCCTGTGCCGGCACATCGCGCAGTGCTTGTCGGTAGGTTGCCCAATCCGCTGACATAGTAACGTCAGACATACCCATCCAATCTGTGTCTTTTAGCTTTTGGTCACGCTCAGATCTAACACGCTCCGCAGCTTCTGTATCCAATCTAGTCTGATAAGCAGTCTCATGCTCTGCCTTTGTGGTAGTAACGCCGTCTTCCGTAGTGTCGGAAAACATATCCCGCTCTATCCACGCCTGTACCCAGTTGCTATTCGCATCCTGCTCTGCGCCGTCACGAACCACTACCTTGTAGTCACCAGTAGTGTCTGGCCTGGGTGTTTCTAATACTGGGTCAATGCCCAAAGTGTCATAGACGTTGCTATTCCACACCTTTGGCAAAGAAACATTTGGATTGAGTTTGCGGATTTCACCTTGTGATTTCAGTTCACCGCTTGAACGTACTCTAAATTCCATAAGTCACCTATGC